ATCGGGGACCGGCTGTTCAACGGATGCCCGGGCCTGACGGTCAACAAGCTGAGTTGTGATATATGGCACGCCTTCTCTCTCGCATACAGTCGCGCCCCCGGGTTCTCCGGGTGGGCCTACACGCGACACCTGTCTTTTCAGGAAATGCTCGCCCTGCCCAACATGCTGGCGCAGGGCTTTCAGGTGTGCGAGGCCGAGCTGCCGGCCCTGCAGCAGGCGATAGCTGATGGCCGACCTGAGACAAAGAATAAAGGTCGAGGCCACCCTCAAGGACGGCGTCAGCCGGGGCCTTGAGGGCATACGTAAGTCGTCGGACAAATCCCTCGGAGACAAGACGGGTATAGCTGCCCACGCCGGCAAGGCGAAGCTGGCGATGGCTGGCCTTGCCACGGGCGTTGTGGCTGTCGGTGGGGCCATCCTCAAGGTGACGCGGGACGTGGCCCGTCACAACGACGAGATTGCCAAGATGTCGTCGCGGATCGGCGCCAGCACCGAGGCGCTGTCCCAGTACGAGTTCGTCGCCAAACGCTCAGGGATTGAGTTTCGCACGCTGACGATGGGCTGGCAGCGCATGACCCGCCGTATCAGCGAGGCGGCGAAGGGCACGGGCGAAGCGCGGGGTGCATTAAAAGAGCTGAATCTCAGCGCCGCCGCCCTTAACAGCCTGGCCCCCGAGGATCAGTTCGAGGCCATCGCGGAGGCGATGCAGGGCGTCAACGGCCAGGCCGACAAGGTCAGGCTGTCGATGAAGCTGTTCGACTCCGAGGGCGTAGCTCTTGTGCAGACGATGGCAGACGGCGCAGCGGGCATCCGGGCGCTCCGCGAGGAGGCTGACGAACTCGGGCTGACTCTTACCGGCGAGGCCGCAGCGGCCGCCGAGGCGTTCGAGGATCAGATCACCAATCTGACAGCGAGGACCGACGCCCTCAAGAAGGCGTTTGCCGAAGGGCTGATCGTAGAACTCGGCAACTTCGAGGATGCCATCAGCGGGCCGAGCATGAAGGAGTCGTTCGGACAGTTTGGCGGATGGGTTGGGGCGGCGATTGTAAAGACCGCTGCGCTGGCGTCGCTGCTTGCGAAGATCCACGCCCTCGGAACCCAGAAGACCCCGCAGCAGATAGTCGCAGAAATGGCCGACGAGAACGAGGCCGAGGCTGGTCCTACCGTGGTCACGAATCTCTCGCGCCACGCGGGGTCCGCCCAGTTCGGATCTCGGGCGCTGCCGGGAGGCACGATGCTGGGTATGCGCGACAGGCCAGGCCCTATTGCCGACCTGTCTCCAAGGTCTCCTCGCTACCAACCCAGCGTCCCAAGTCTCAGTAACCTGGGCGTCAACGACATCCCGACGGTCGGCAACAGTATCCCGATCATGGGCGGCGCCGTGCGTGCTGGTGAGGTTGCGGGCTCAGGCTATGGGCTGGGATTCTCCCGCGGCCTCGAGGGCACCACGGGAGAACGCGCCGGGGCGCAGGGCGGGACGATCCTGAACTTGTTGGCCAGAGGCAGGGCCACAGACTCCCAGGCTGTCATCGACCGCCTGGCCGACAAGACCGGCGACCAGGCAGGCAAGCAGGTGCTGCAGGGCTGGCGCACTCGCATAGCGAAAGACGGCGATCAGGACATCGTCACGCCGTTTGGCGACGTTGCCACCACCGCGGGGGAATCGTTCACGGAGAATCTCGAAATTTCCCTGACCCTCGGCCTGGCCGAGTTCATCCTCGAGGGTGATCTCAAGGGCGCGACAAAGACGTTCGGAGCAACGCTTGCCGCAGGCATGGTAGTGGACGCTGCCGCCGAATTATCAGGGGGGATCACCGAAAAGCTGGGCGATGCTTTCAAGGAGGGCGGCTTCGCCCGAGAGCATCTGATTTCTTCTGGTCAGGACATCGGCAAAGGCTTAAAGACCGGAGCCAACTTCGCCCTCGAGACGCTGCAGGTGCCGGACAGTTTCGCGGCGAAGTTTGGCGCAGAGGGATCGGTGGGCAAGGATGTTGCAACCCGCTTCGGTGATGCCCTGGCGGGAGGGGTGATGGGCGCTGCCATTGGCACGATGCTCGGCGACGAAATCACCGCACAGGCGTCAACTATCGGTGGGGCCTTGGGCGGTGCTCTGGCCGGGCCGGTGGGATCTATCATCGGCTCCATTGCCGCCGCAGCAGCTTCAAAGATCCCCGTCGTCGGTGGTGTGATAGCCGACATCTTCGGTATCACCGACAGTAAAACACAAGCAGGCATCCGCGAGCTCGGCACCGACATCCAGGCATTTGGAGGCGTCAGCGGCTTTTTCAATCGCATCGGCGGGCTCGAGGGCATCAGGGGCGAGCGGCTCAAAACGATTGAAACCGACGAAGGAGGCGCCGCCCTTGCAAAAGCCATTCGTATGAGCGTGGGAGCCACGGGCGACCAGGCAACAGACGTTATCGAAGTCCTGCGCTCTGTAGGCCGCAGCAGGCGGGCAGGGGGTGAAAGGGGAGCGCGGGTTGGGTTTGCTACGCAGGATATCAAGTCGTCACAGAGCGAGATTACCAATGTTCTCCGCGACCTCGGGCTCGACCCTGACCTGATCCGCTTTTACGAGCGGCAAACATTCATCGAAGACGAGGGGGGAGAACGTCGCGGCGGTATGGGGTCGGTGATGGGGCCGGGAGGATCCGGGAAGAGGATTTCTGGCGATGCTGACGACGATGTCGAAGGGAACAAGCCACGGTTGAGTGTTGGCGAAGGGATGCGGGCGTTTCAGGCCGGCAACTTCAGCGCCCGGGGCGAAGCGTTTACGCACTTTCTGACCGGCTTCAACAGCCCGCTCGGCACCCAGAAGGGCAACAACATCATCGACCTCATCGCGTCGGCCGGCAACAACGAGAGCGCGAGGGATTACCTATCTCAGTTCTTTGACATCGTGGCGGCCCGCGGCTATCACGGCATGGTCAACCGCCCGACGACGATCCTGGCTGGCGACCGTGGCCCCGAGCGGGTGGACATCACACCCGGAGGTGCGGGCTTCATGGGCGGCGCCAGCGGCAGCCGGGGCACGGTGGTGCATTTCAACGTCAACGTCCAGGCGCTCGACCCTCGAGGCGTGCGCGAACTGATGGAGGGTGAAGTCGGCGACATGCTGATCGAGCGCATCCGCGCATCTTCTGAGCGTGGAGAAACTGTGATTTACTCTACTGGCGTGACCACGCCCCCGAGCGTGTGACATGGCATTCCGCATCCTCTACGACCCGGCCTCAGATATTTCGACGGCTGTGATTTCGTCGAGTAGCGACGGCACGAGCCATGCCGACAGCAACGCCGTCAAGGCGAGCGTCGGCAAGACATGGCGCACCGATTCAGATACAACGGAGTGGATCAAGTTCGATCTCGTCGTCACGACAAAAAAAGTAGACTGCGTCACGATCCTGGCGCACAACCTGACCAAGGACGCCACAGTGACGTTTGAGGGCAATGCGTCGGACTCCTGGGGCTCGCCCACGGTTGACGAGACGATTGTGGGCTGGAACTACCAAACCAATGCGGCGAACACCGGGAAGGCGGCTTCCCTGGACAGCGACGGCAATGTGATCGACCGCATCACCCACTATTTCACGCAGGCCACGCTGCGCTACTGGCGGGTGACTATCGACGACCCGACGAACCCCGACGCCTACATACAGATCGGTCGCATCATGTTCGGGGAGTATTACGACACGACCCGCGACATCACGGCCGATCTGCGCGTCGAGACGCTCGACCCGAGCGAGGGGGTGAAGTCGCCGGGCACGGTGCATGACATAACCGAAAAGGCGGCATTCCGGCGCATCCGCACCTCGTTTGCGTTCGTCGCGCAGACGGAGACGGACAAGTGGGCGGCCATCTTCAAGCGCATCGGCAACAACGACCCTGCCCTGATCTGTTGGGATACGTCCAGGGCGTCAATAGATTCGGCGTATGTCTATATGATTACGCCCCTCAACCTCGCCCACCAGTTCAGCAGCTTCTACGACATCGCCGCCATTGTGTGGGAGGAAAAAACGAGGTAAGTCGTGGCTCTCGATATTACCAGATCGACCCGCGATTGGCACGTCCTGCTCGAGGTCACCCTCGACAGCGGCACGGTGCGGTATGCCGACGACAGCCTGGCGATGAGCGACGGCACGGCATATGACGGCAGGATCGCCTCCATACCCGTCCTGCGGCTCTCTACGGGCGCCCTGCTCGATCCACGGCTTATATCCCCCTCGCTGACGATTGCCCTCCACGACGCCGACAGCACCGTCAGAGACAGCACGGACAGCGAGGAATGGGGCAACCGGGTCGTCACCATCAAGATCGGCCAGGGGACCACCATTGGGGATTATGAAACGGTGTTCACGGGCATTGTGCGATTTCCGAGCGGCATCGTCTGGGATGCCACCAGCCTGCGGTTCGGGGTAGATGATATTCGCAGTAAGGACAAGATCGCGCTGCCGGTCAATCGGCTCGACCCGGCCACATACGCCAACGTCGAGACCAAGGCCAAATACCAGCCGATCCCCCTGGTCTATGGGGATTGGCAGACCTCGGCAGGGGGTGGGGAAAAACTGCCGGCGTATCAGATCGACTCGACAGCTGGCACGGGCGGCAAGTTCAAGATCGCAGACCACGCCCTCAAGAGCATCCAGAAGGTGTGGAACGACACAACCGACATCACCAGCAACTGCTCGCTCGATGCTGCCAACGGGGAGTTTACGATCACGACCGGCACCTACGACACGGCAGCGAATACGGTGACGGTCAACGTCCAGGGCGCCACCGACGACGGCACCACTGGCGGCACGCTGCTGCAGTCGCTCCCCGACATCCTCAACGACGTGCTACAGACGCACATGAGCGTGGCGTCCGGCAGCATCGACGCGACGGCGCTGGCGGCATGGGAAGCCGAGCTCGGCGCGGGCGATTACGGCCGGCGGTGGATCGGCGCAGAGATCAGCAGCGACGACCTGATCCGCGATCTGCTGCTGGAGGGGTTCGCGGACATCACCATTGAAGACGGCAAATACAAGCCGGTGTATCGCATCGTCAACGCCGCCAGCGGCTCAGACGCCTACCTGTCAGCGCATATCAGGGAACGCGGCGACACAACCAAGGACTTCACCGTGCAGCGAGATCCCGAGCGGATCTTCGCCAACGAGGTCGTCGGCGACTACCGCTACGATCCTGCCGGCAGTGCTTACGCCGTGACGTACAAAAAGCAGAACACCTCGAGCATCGCCAACCTGGGCACGACGAAGCGGCGCCGGATGCAGTTCTCCTGGCTGTACGTGACGGCCGGCGCGGAGACGCGGATCAACCGCGAGGTGTTTCTGTTCTCCACGGAGCCGGAGGTGCCCACCATCGGCCTCAATGTCGAGGCAATGATGAAGGGCACGACGGACCAGTTCCTCTTGACGCACGACAAGTTCACCGACACGCCCATGCAGATCCGCACCATCAGCCTCGACCTGCTGCAGAAGCGGGTGACGGCGACATGCTGGAATATGGCCCGCCTGGCTCCGGGCCGGTGGATGGGCAGCACGGCACCGACATGGTCAGCCGCGACAAACACAGAAAGGCAAGAAAGTGGATTCTGGACAAACGCCGCTGGAAGAGCAGACGCAGCAGATGCCGGCAGCACCGGCAGCGTGTGGTTCTGATATGACCCTTCTGGATGTGGCGTTTGACGCTGAGTCTATCGACGTGGATACCATCGTCCCGTTCGCTGACGCTGACGCCCAGGTGTCGCTTGAAGTGCTACAGGCACGGCGGGCGGTGGGTGAGTTGCTGTTCGCTCGTG